ACTTGCTCTATTATTAAATTCTTGTATTGATGATGGCAATCTTAATTCACTATTACCAGCATCATTTTCTTTATCATAATTACCCTTTATACCGCCAACAAATTCACCTGATTTATGTCTTGAAGCATCAGAATAAGCATATTTAGAACGTGCTAAACCACTTCCTTTTCTTTCTTGCATAATAGGGTAATAAACTGTTTTTTGTTTACCAAATACTAAAACATCTTCATGTTCTTTCATTGGCATATATTTTCCTTGAGCAAAATTGCTTGCACATCTTTTTTGATATATCCATGATGTTTTGAACATTTCAATATTGCTCATAACCAATAAACTTGTAAATGGTTGACTTGCAGTAAATATAATTGCACCATTAGGTTTAATAATACGTTTCAACTCCGCCCACATTGGTTCAAAAGGTATAACACTATCCCATTTGCAAGCAGTTGTACCGTATGGCGGGTCTGTAATAATTGCATCAATACTGCCGTCAGGTATTGACTTCATTAATTCTAGGCAATCGCCTTGCATTAAATTATTAGACATTAGCGTGAAAACCAAAAGCAATTACCAAAATTAACCACCTTATTTCGCATGAGGGTTTAGAAATAGACACAACAATTGTTGGGATTAAATATATTGAACGAAAGTCTAATCCCAAAACAAAAAACATAATTTACCCTTAGTTTATATGTAACTATACATCATTTTTTACAATGTTCGTACAAATCTTTTAACCAAAACCAAAGAATTACAAATGGCAACCAAACAGGAAAAGTCAATATAACAATGCAAAGTTTATGTTTGAGCTTCATTGAATTCTTTTATCTTTTGTCTATATAAAGATTTTATATCTTTTATCTCGTCAATAGTCAATTTCAATGGTTCATGTGGTCCTTCAAGAAACAGCACTTGTTGAAGTCCTATTTTATTAATTAAGTTTTGTCGGTACTTAATGATATTCCCCGACAAAAAATTGTTGCATGGTGCGCATTGTTTGTGAACGTTAAGCTCGTTAAATCTTAGCTCAGGATGCGCTCCCGTTGTAAGGTAATGTCCTGCGTGATATTGTCCTTCATGGAATCGTCCACAGCTAATGCAAGGTTCTTTTTCATCTCTAAGTCTAATGTATTGGTTAAATATGGATTGAGCTTCTTTAAGCCAATCAGCCCTAGATTTAAGTTTTACTTTAGCCTCACGATGTTCTTTGCGTTCTTTAACTTCTCTAGTCTTTTTGGCGGTGGCAATAGCACAATCAAACCCACAAACTGATTGCAATGGTCTAGTGGGTGTAAATTTTACTTTACATATTTTACAAGATTTCGGTTTAGGTGGTTTGGTCATAAAATTTATTTCCTTTGGAACAATTTTCTATTTTACTCAATAGTTGTAAATTATTATGAACGTGCAACCCACATACTTTTTTACTTTGCAATGGAATTATATGGTCAACATGAAAACCAATTTCTTTTGCTTTTTTATAAATTTTTTTTATCTCATTAAAATTAGCCCATAATGGTGTAGCTTTTAATTTACTTGCTCTATATTTAGCAAGAGAAGCATTTTTTAAAAATTGATTATTTTTATTCCATTTGGCATTAATTTCTTTCTTTTTTTCTTTATTTTCTTGACGCCATTTATTATTTGCAAGTTTAACTTTTTCTTTATTTAATAAATAATATTCTTTTTGATATTTTTTTCTTTTTTCTTTTATATCATCATTATTTAAATAATTTTTTAAGTATTCATTTATGTATTTTTTTCTATCTTCCGTTTTATTTTTAACGGAAGAATAAATCCTGCGCTTTTCTAATTGAACAGGATTTTTAGCATAATCGGATTCGCATTTTTTACATCTTGATTGCAATCCTATTTTAGTTCTTTTTTCAATTCTAAATTCTGATTCGTGTTTTTCTAAACCACATTTGGTGCATTTTTTCATTTGACATCCTTCCCGATGTATTGAATATTTGCTAGTAATTCAGTTGGGAAGAACCGAAAGGAGTTGCAACTCTTGTCCTAGCAAAATAATTATAACATATCAATTAAATGAATTTAACATTTTTTTCCGCACCAACAGAATATATAAATTCTATAAATTCACTAAACTGAGGCTTATTCATTTTGCTTGTACGCATTCCAAGCATAACCATTCCGCCATCTAAACCCATTGCAATTCTTTGAGTTTCATTTTTAAAAGCTGCCGATAAAATATCTTTCCATTCTTCAGAATCTAAATAAACTAATTGACCATTTACTACCCATTGAAGTTGTTTAGAAAAACATTCAAGCAAAGACCACATTAAAGCATTTTGCTCATTATTTCGAGTCAACTCATCAATAACAACTTTTTTTGGTTTTATATCATTAATCTCTAATGAACGGATGTAGTCACAAACATAATCAACAATATTTGTATTCCGTAGGATAAAAATTTTTTTCAAAATAAACGCTCCTGTGCTGCTTCAGCTTTAATGCGCTCACATGATGATTTAAAATAATCACTATCTAACTCTAAACCTACTAATTCAAATCCTAGATTATTGCAAGCAATTGCGTGTGAACCAGAGCCTAAATGTGTATCTAGTATTTTATCGCCTTCTTTAGCGTAATTTGTTAGTAGCCATTCATAAAGTTTAACTGGCTTTTGTGTTGGGTGAATACGTTGCTCTTTGTTATTCATATCGCCTTGCAACATTCCGTTCCACATAAACTTAAATTTTCTTAAAGCTCTATCAAATGATGAATAGGCTAATTCACAGTCTGAAAATTTTGTAGTTCCATTGTCTTTATCCCAAACAATCCAGCCCATTGATGGTGGCAAATAACTTGTCATATAATTAGCGCCCCAAATAATTTGATTTTTACTTATGCGCTTTAATTCATCAAAATATTCTTTATCAGGTATTGAAGAATCCCAGTTCTTTTTTTCAAAAGCAGTTTTCATTGCTGCTCCATTTCCTGATTTTCTTTTTTCGCCAGAAAATGTTTCGGCTGCATCAATTCCATAAGGAGGGTCAACAATAGCTAAATCAAAAGCATTGTCAGGCAATGACTTTATGTATTCCATGCAATCAATGTTATGCAATGTGCAGTTTTTAATAATTTCAGTTTTCATTTTTTCTTAACCTTTTCGACTTGTTTTGGTTTTACATGAGGAACAATCTCGATATATCGTTTATGTATATAGCCTTTAGTTTTAACAGTAACATTTAAGTTACCTTTAGCTATAAACTCGCACTCACCAAATACATTAGTAATTTCTTTGATGAAGTCATAAACCTTTTGTTCATCTTCGGTCAACTAAGCCTCTTAATATTCAAAGAGTCTAAAGTAATTTGTAACCGCTTTCTATTAGCCTCACGTTCTTCAGCCGTAAACTTACGAGGCAATCCAACAAAATCCCTATGCGCTTCAATAGTAGATTTGCATTGAGCCTTAAACTGGTCACATGAAGGTGCGTAATCGTAGTTATGCAACAAAGCGTTCTTAATGCGGTTAGGCGAAATACCAGCTAATTCTTCAGCCCAAACTTGTTTAGCATTAGCAATACCAATATCCACGCCATCTACAATTTGCCCTAGCTTAAACTTGTCTGTAAATGAATTGCCAAATCGTCCATGCAATCTCATAAAAATTCTATCAACCCACTCGGTAGGAAGTCTATTCATCATTTTTAACCTCAATCTCTTTAGCTTGGTAATATGGGATGCCACTAGAGTTTGTAAAAATAGACCGAGCTGCTGCCATCGTATCTTCTTTAAATGATTTGGACTGTGGCTTGTTAATTTGTGGCTCATCTTGCCAGCGACCATCATTAATGTAAGTTGCAGGATTAGGAATATATCCGCTTTTCCATTGGTCACATATAACCTGCCATTGCAATGCTTCTAATACTTCAATCAATGGCGGCTTCTTTTTACCCCAAGCTGCTATAGCTTTATCTTTACCAACTTTTTTAGGATACGCTTTCCAAAAATCATCAAAACTGTCCTCTTTCTCTTTCTCTTTCTCTTTCTCTTCTCTACTCTTACTCTTCTCTGACATAGCATCTTGATAGCATGGTGCTAGCACATCGCTTGCACAAATAAAGTAACCTTTATCAATCAAAGGTTTAATAGCCAATTGAATATCTTTTTCTGTCATTCTAAATCTAAATGCTAACTTTTCTGGACTTGCATCAAACTCACCATCTTCTTCGCAAGATGCTAGCAACCAAAGACATGGTGCTATCGCTCTGCTAGCAATTGGCAAGCTCCACCAATCAAAGTCATCAAGAATATCTCTATGTAATTTAATCCACGGTGGACTACGATGTTTGTAATGCTGGAACTTTTCCCAATTCTTAGGAATCAATTTCATAATGTGCATCCTTCATGTAATTCACGTTTAGCAATTAAATAGGCTTCGTGTGCTAATTCAGCAGTTTCAAATAGTCCCAAATATTTATCTTTTCCATTTACAGCAATTTGTGATTGCCATTTATTTCTAGATTTATGCCAGCAAACTCCTAAAAATTTAGATGTGCTATTTGCATTAGGATTTCTTTTATTTTGTAAATTTATTTTTTGAGATACATCCCTTAAATTTTCAATGCGATTGTCATCTCTAATCCCATTTATATGGTCTATATTTTGCTTTGGCATTTCACCATACATATATAGCCATGCTAAACGATGGGCTTTATATTTTTTATTTTTTATTTGAATTGCAATGTATCCATTACTTTGCTTACAACCAGCAATATCCCCTATATTAATTTTATGATGTGCTTTTATTTTCCATCTAAAAAGACCAGTTTTAAAATCATAAATAAAATGTTTTATTACTTCGTCATAATTAAACATAAAAATTCCTATTCAGTAGCGGGCTTGGGGATAAACCAAACAAGTAAAAACCACGCAGGAACGTAGGCGCAGTCATTACTGACTCCGCTATTGAATAAAAATTTATATGAAAACTTTTCAAGATACGCCCTTTATGTGGTATCGGATTATCAGCCCGACACCAAAACATTAAACTTATAAATGTCAACTATTCATCTAAATTAACTGTACGTTCAATTAAAACGGCTTGTGCTGTTGCCATTGGTGGAACATCATCGTCATCATCTAACAAATCTTTAAAGTATAAGTTTTCATCACTACGTCCCATCATGTAAGCTGTTGAGAAACAAACCCACAATGAACTTACGTCACGATTGTAATAAAAATCTTCGTTATTAGGATGCCTAGTAAGATTGTGACCTTGTTTGGCAGCCCACATTTCAAATTTTTCTCTAATATCGCTATCAAGAATCATATTATTTTCCTAAGTTTTTAAAATAACTGTCTAAAGCTAAAAATACATACGATGGCACTTTATCGCCTTTAATGATTT